TAGCTGAACGGATAGCCGCCGACGATGGGAACTGGGAAACGGTTGATAGGCTGTGTATGTGGGCTGGAATACCATTCATTGTGCGCGAATGGGAACGGATTAAGGAAATGACGCTTCCGAATGAAACATGGCCGACCTATGCGAAAGTCTTCTGTTCGGAAGACTACATATCGTTAGGATGGGCGGATTACTTCCGTCAGTATAAACGTCTGAAGGAAGTCGGTTTGGCGGAAGAGGAAATGCCGGAGATTCGCGAATAGAGATATAAGGATTTGCGCCGAAAGTGGGGAGAGAATTATGATGAGGAAGAACTCAACCACTTGGAAGATCTCTATCGTGGCCTTCTGAACACGCAGAACATAAACGGCGCGCTGTAGATAGACCAAGCGCAAAAGTTGTGCAAACTATCACTTGAAATCGACAATCGCATTCGCGCGGGTGATAAAGAAGTCGATAAGTTCATGTCTTCTTACGACAAAATCATCAAGAGCGCCGAGTTCACGCCGAAGAATGCGAAAAACGCAACTGACTTCGACTCTTTTGCCGAAGTTGCCTACTGGCTTGAAAAGCGCGGTCGTTAGAACAAGTTCTACGACAATGTGACGCGTGACGTCCTTGACGAAACGCTCAAAAACATAGAAGCATATAACCAGCGCCTCTACATAAATGAAGGCGGCATCGGTGAGGAAATTACACAACGCCTGGCCGCCCTGTAGAATGTCAATTCTTTAGAGCGCGAGAACTTCTACGGTGATAATCCAGAGTTCGATATAGAAGAATACGAAAATGAGGCTTATGTGCTTGATGAGGAAGATTTTAACCCAGAAGGTGGTAATTAATGGCGGCGATTTAGTTATTAGACCCCGAAACCGCGCAGTTTAATACGAAAGATAAGATATATCATGATGGTATTGAGTTGGAGAAGGGTGTTGTCATTACTTCTTCTTTCTTAGAGAGAAATGAAGACCTGATGATGGACTCCATTTAGCTCTTTACTGTATACCCCGATATATTTTTGGATTTGATAACACCGGTTGATTCTATCTTTACTCTATTCCCATACCAACGCATCTTCTTGCGCGCGTGCATGCGCTACACATCGATTTACATTACTGCGGCCCGCGCGACGTCAAAAACTTTCCTTTCTATATTGGCAAAGTATTTGCAATGCATGTTTTTACCCAATCACGTTGGCTCTATTGTCGCTCCGAACAAGGCGCAGGCTGCGAAGATTAGCCGTCAGAAGATACAAGAGATTTGGCGCATCTGGCCGCTGCTCAAGAAAGAGCTGGAAGCGGGTAATACCGATGGAGTACACGCCAATTTCGGTAAAGATTATGTTGAACTCTTCTTTAAGAATGGCTCCAAGCTGTCCGTCGTGGGCGCGCTGGACTCTGACCGTGGTATTCGTACTCATGCGACACTTATTGACGAAGCGCGCGACCAAGATGGTGACGCCATTGCAGAAATCATCTTGCCGCAAATGAACGTTTCGCGCCGTATGGCAAATGGATTGGTCAATCCTTACGAAAAGATAAATACACAAGTCATCTACGCAACGAGCGCTGGCACGAAGGCATCCTTTGCCTACGAAGCGCTCATGGACACGTTTGAGAAAGCGATAATTGACCCTTCGACATCATTTTGCATCGGCCTTGATTACCGTATTCCTGCGCAGCATGGTCTTATTGACCCGACCTATGTGCGCAATCTCAAACTATCGCCCGCTTACAATGAAACTACATTTGCTGCTGAATATTTAGGCCAATGGCTCGGCGGCAGTGAAGAATCTTGGTTTAACTTTGAAAAGTTAACCAAGTATAGAAAAATAAAAAATCCCGAGTGGATTCAAAAATTTAAAGACGATAAGAATGTTTTCTACTTAATTTCAGTGGACGTTGGTCGTTTGCATGACCAAACTGTGGCATGCATATGGCGCGTCAACGTTCGTGAGAATAAATACTTTTCCACGCTAGTGAATTTATTTGTCCTTGGCCGTCAGGCTGAAACAAAAACGTTCACTCAACAAGCAATAGACGTTAAAAAGTTGATTGAAATCTACGCTCCGCGCGAAGTGGTCATTGACTGTAACGGCTTAGGTGTAGGCCTTGCTGATGAGATGATACGCACTCAGTTTGACGAAAACGGGCAAGAGGTACCGGCTTATGGCTTCTTTAATAATGATGATTATAAAAAGATTCAACCAAAAGACGCACCTCAAATCCTGTATTCTTTAAAGGCCAATGGCCCCTTAAATTCAAAAATACATGGAAACGCATACTCACGAATCAATAGTGGTATGGTTCGGTTTTTAATCAGCGAGCAGGATGCGCGAGCCGCGCTTCTTGCAACTAAAGTTGGTTAGAAAATGAAGACAGAAGACCGCATAAAGCGCCTGATGCCTCACGAACTTACCACCAAGCTATTTGAAGAAATGTCAAACTTGCGTTTACGAAAAAGTGGTCTTGATATAGTCCTCGAACAAATTAACGCGCGCTTCCCTAAGGATAAGTATTCAGCTTTTGCTTATGGGCTGTGGCGCATTAAAGAGTTGGAAGAAGAGAACTATAAGAAGTTCACTCGCCGCCAAGGTGGGAAGAAACGCCAGTTGATTTTCTTTACTGGAGGACAAAACTGATGGCAGACAAGCAAAATGAATTGAACCATGTTGAAATTGCTTTATTTAAAAAGGCAATTGATGGCATGGTTGCAAAGAATGATAAAGCTTGGAATGAATCTGTTAGATATTTTTACACCGGACGTAAGCTTAAAGAGTATACAAAAGAAGAAGTTGAAAAGATTATCAACTGCAACTCTTTAGAAGAGCAATAGAAATTATCTCGTAATTTCTTTTTAAAAGATGGTATATATAAGCGCATTTTAATTTATTATGCTACCTTATTGAAATATGCAGGTATTCTAATCCCTAATCCAATTGCGGGTAATGAACTCTCCACCCCTCATGTTTTAAAACGGTACACACAAGCGCTTGACTATCTTGAAAAAGTTTTTACACCAGAGTTATTTACCAAGTTTTCTTTGCGCGCCCTTGTTGATGGGTGTTATTATGGTATAATTCAAGAAATCAGTAAAACAGATTTTGTAGTGTTGGATTTACCTGCCGAGTATTGTCGTTCAAACTTTAAAGACCTTCATGGAAATGATATAATTGAATTTAATGTATCTTATTTTAACACTATTACAGATGAGAAGAATAGGAAACAAGCATTAAAGATTTATCCTAAAGTAGTATCTGATTATTATTATCGTTATACTAAAGGTCAAGTCACGTCCGTGTGGGTAAAGATTCCTACTGATATTGGCTTTTGTTTTCCATTTACTGATGATGGCCGCCCGCTGTTTCTGGATTTAATTCCAGCAGTCATGGATTATGACGAAGCGGTGGACATCAATCGTGAGCGCGACCTTGAAGAAATTCGTAAGATTATCGTTCAGAAGATTCCTCATCTGCAGGACGGCGCGCTGCTCTTTGAGCCTGATGAAGCGCTCGAAATGCATGCTGGCGCGGTTGGCATGATGAAAGGTAATAAGAATATTAGCGTTCTGACGACATATGCCGATGTGGATGCTGTTGTGTCAAAGACCTCTTCTGAGGCTTCTACAAATGCTTTAGAAAAGAGTTTACAGAATGTCTACTCGCGCGCGAGCGTAAGTGGCCAGTTGTTTGCACCTACTGGCAGTTAGGCGCTGAGTATATCAATTACCAACGATATGTCGCTGATGATGATTCTTGCGAACAAGTACTCTCGTTTTGCAACCTTTATTTTGAATTTCCTTTTTGCAAATTCAAATGTTAACTTTAAGTATGAGGTTTTACCGGTTAGCTGGTATAACGTCACTCAGTATATTACTGATACCTTCAAGTTAGCACAAAGTGGATACAGTTTCTTACTTCCGGCGATTGCGGCCGGCCTGTCTCAGAAAGACATTATTAATGTAAAGAAACTTGAGAACTCTGCATTAGATATGAGTTCACTCTTAATCCCATTAGAGTCTGCTTATACTTAGAGTGCGAATCCGGTCGGGCGCCCAAGCCTACCGCTTGAAGAGAAGTCACAGAAGACAATACAAAATGAAGAATCGTTAGATAAAAATTAATGGAGGCTCAAATGAATAAGGATTTATATGAGTTTCCCGTGACAATTTACGGCAACTTAGAAAAATACAACGATGTTCTAAGCAAGGCCAGATGTCGTATCTTTTACAAGTATGAGAATCGTAATGGTACTTATATTTCGGACGAGTTCGCTGAAAGACTTTTAAGCACTTTACCTTACGCGCCCGTTAAGGGTATTTATAGCGAAGGCGAAGGCGATTATAGCGACCATGGTAGTGAAAGAGACGAAGGGCGCATTTATGGTATAGTTCCAGAGTCGCCCAACATTAGTTGGGAGACTCATGTTGATGAAGATGGCATCGAGCGCACTTATGCTTGCGCGGATGTGTTAATTTTCACTGCTATCTATAAGGAAGCTTCCGATATAGTTGGTAAGAGTCAATCAATGGAATTGTATGCTCCTTCTCTCAAGTATCATGAAGCCATAATCAAGGGGCGCCGTTTTATCGTTTTCGATGAGGGCTGCTTCTTAGGTTTACAAGTTTTAGGCGATAATGTAGAGCCTTGCTTTGAAGGCGCTTCGTTCTATAGTTTATAGAATACAATTGAAATGGCAATTAGTCAATTAAAAAAGTACGGAGGTACCAATATGCACAAGATTAACTTCAAGCTTTCGGATTCTGAAAAGTTTGATGCCCTGTGGGCGCTGCTGAATCCAGAGTTTAATGAAGAAGGCAATTGGACTGTTACCTGTGGTATTTCCGCTGTTTATGATGATTATGCTCTCGTATACAACTACGAAACTGGTAACCATCAGCGCGTTTACTATAAGAAGAATGACGAATCCGATATGGTCGAACTTGGCGACATTGTTAATGTTTATGTTATTGATGTTACTGAGAGCGAAAAAGCCACTCTTGATACGCTGCGCGCACTCAACGGCGGCACTTATGAATTGGTTAGCGACGTGCTGGCCAATGCTCAGGCGAATTTCGATCAAGTTTCTGAATTTTCCGCCAAAATTGAAGAGTTGAATGAGTCTATTGCAACTTTAAATTCGGAGAAAGCTGATATTGAAGCTAAAGCGGCTGAGTATACCGCTCAGATTGATGAAGCTAACAATACTCTTGCTTCTTTAAATGAAGAACTTGATTCTTTGAAACAGTACAAAGTGAATATTGAAAATCAATAGAAAGACTCTGTTATCAGTGAGTATTCAGACTGCTTAGATGAAGAGATTCTTGATAAGTATAGAGAGAATAAGGACAAATATAGCGTTGAAGATCTTGATAAAGAGTTAGCTTATGAGTTAAAGAAGAATAATTCTTCTATTTTTGCAAAAGATAGCAATCCCGGTTATGTTCCGAAGGATGTCCCAATGGACGGCATCTCTGCTATCTTATCTAAATACAAGAAATAATTAGGAGGCTATTTAAATGGCTAGATTATCAAAAGACGGTTACGGCCAGGTAGAGCTGAACAATGTCGCTTTCCGCCGTGATGGTCGTATCGAAGCCCAGTGCGCGCTTGACACCGCTGCTTTTGGTTCCAATGATGTCTGCGAGAACGGTATGATTCTCCGCGTTAAGAAAGCCGAGCACAAGATTGGTTTCTGCGATGCTTCTGCTGCCAATCAGCTTTATGCTCTTAACTACAGTGCCGAGCATATGTATGATGAGCGTAAGCCTGGCTTAAAGAATTTCAAGTTAGTTTCCGCGGCTGCTGGTGAGGACTTCCTTCCCCGTGTTGGTTATCTCGCTGCTGGCGACCTCTGGACCACTAATACCATTGACCTCGGCTCCTATGCGAGTGTTGCTGACGTTGTTACCGCTCTGAATAGCGGCGACGAAGTCTTTGCTGCTGCTGGCACCGACGGTTATGCCACTCTGGCGAGTTCTGCCCCTGCGGCCGGCCTCGTTCTGCAAGTTATTAAGAAAACCACAATGCCTGATGGACAGGATGCTTTCCAGCTTCAGGTTCTGAAGGTCTAATTAGGAGGGTAACATACAATGACACTTAAAGAGTTTAGAGATATTGCCCTTCATGCTGCTAAGGGTACTGCTCCTGCCAATTTCACCGTTGAGAACGTCAACGATGCTTTCATCGACGGTTTAAAGGAGCTTGCTGGTTCTTACAACCAGTTCATGAAGAATCGTTACGACATCTATGACATTATCATCGAGTCCATCGACGAGATTCTTCCGAAGAATGTTATTGACGCTCTCGGCGCTTTTGCTGAGGTTCAGGTTGTCGGCCAGGGCCAGAAGGCCATGTTCCGCAAAAAGCTGGGTCGCGCCCGCGCGAAGAAGTTCCTCACTCAGGTCGGTCTGAGTGGCGTGTACGAGACATTCCGTCTCGACAGTGAGACCTTTGAACTCGGCGCCCATGCCGTTGGCGGCGGTGCCACCATCGACTTCGAGCGCATGCTCGACGGTGCCGAATCCCTCGCTGAGGTTGTTGGCATTGTTACCGAAGGCCTTGAGAATGCTGTCTATGTTGAGGTTCAGAAGGCTCTGAATGCTGCGGCTGCTGTTATGCCCGCCACCAACATTGAGAGCGGCTCTTGGGACCCTGAGGAAATGGTCCGTCTGCTCACCACAGTTCGTGCCTACGGCTCCCCTGTTATCTACGCTTGCCCTGAGTTCGTCGCTGCCATGGGTCCCGACGCTATCGTTCCTGTTCTGATGAACAGCACCACAAACGTCGCCCAGGGTATCTACAGCCCGAAGGATATTGAAGCTATCCACGACTACGGCTTTGTTAACGTGTTCCGCGGCGCTCCTATCGTTCAGATTCCTCAGTCCTTTGTTGATGAGAACAACACTGAGACCTATGTCAATCCTCGCCTCGCCTACATCTTCCCTGCTGGCCAGGAGAAAGTTGTTAAGGTCGTTCTTGAGGGTGCCACTCAGATTCGTGACCATGAGAACAAGGACAATTCCATGGAAGTTTATGCATGGAAGAAAATGGGTTGCGCGATTCTCACCCATCACAACTGGGCTATGTATGAGAACACCAGCCTGACCGATACTTCCGCGAAGGACATCTACGGTTTCTAATTTAACCTATAAGGGGATGGGGTAATTCCCCATCCTCATTTTAATATTACGCGCTAATGCGCAGGAGTAAAAGGAGAATTAATATGTCAGAAAAA